CACCTACAGAAGAAGCACTACTGACCCACCAGCCATGCCCGTGCGGAGCATCTTCGGACGCATTCTCTCTCTACAGAGATGGTCATGGTTATTGTTTTTCTTTGTCTTGTAAAGATGAAAAGAAAAGATACTCTAAACAAGAACTACCAGAGGGGATGCAAAGTATGTTAGATCAGTACGGAGTTACTGAAGAGACAGAACAAAAAGAAAGCACAGAAGAATTATTTCCTTTTGTCTCTCTTAGCAAAGGTACCTTTACAGGTATTAGTAAAAGAAAAATAACAAGAGAGACTTGTAAGTTATTTAACGTCACCCTAAAGGTAGAAGACGGGGCAGAACTTAATCACTACTACCCCTACTACAACGCAGAGGGGGAGCACGTTGCCAACAAGGTCCGGGGGAGGGGAAAGTCCTTCCTCTGGGAGGGAATAGGCAAAGGTTCCCTCCTCTTTGGGCAACAGATCTTTGGTTCCTCCACCTCCAAGGCAGTCACCCTGGTGGAAGGTGAGCTAGATGCACTCTCCACCTACCAGCTACTAGGCTCACGCTACCCCGTGGTCTCTGTCAAGAACGGTGCAGGGAATGCACTGAAAGATTGCAAGAACAGCTACAACTTTCTCAACTCCTTCAAAGAGATCGTCATCTGCTTTGACCGTGATGAGAGTGGAACCCTGGCAGCCAACCAAGTATCCAAGCTCTTCCCCAACAAGAGTAAGGTGGTGACGCTGGAAGAAGGGAAGGACCCCTCTGACTACCTGATGGAGAACCGCTCCGCTGACTTTACCCGGAGGTGGTTTGCCGCTGAGAGATATACCCCGGCCAACATCATCAGGGGAGAGGACCTACTTGACAGGCTAAGGAATCAACCTACTCCAGAGAGCCTGATCCTCCCCTGGGACGGCCTCCAAGACCTGACCTATGGGATCAGGAAGGGGGAGATGTGGACCATCACCTCTGGCTCTGGTATGGGCAAGACACAGGTGCTCAGGGAACTGAGCTACCACATTCAACAGCACACAGAAGATAACATAGGTCTCCTCTTCCTAGAGGACCCACTGGAGGACGCTGCCAGAGGATTGATGAGCCTCTCCGCAGGTAAGCCCCTGCACCTGCCCACCACTGAGTTCTCCACAGATGAGTGGGAGAGCGCCTTTACAGATACCTTGGGCACAGGGAGGTACGTCTTCTTTGACTCCTTTGGGAGCAATGACATTGATACCATTGTGGATACCATCCGGTACATGCGCTATGCCTGTGACTGTAGGTATATCCTCCTGGACCATATAAGTATCCTGGTCAGTGACCAGAGCGCAGGTGATGAGCGGAAAGCCCTGGATGAGATAGCAACCAAGCTCAAGACCCTGACCATTGAACTAGACATATGGCTAGGCATGGTCTCTCACTCCAAGCGCCCCAGTGGTAAGTCCCACGAAGAGGGAGGACAGACCTCACTCTCTGAACTAAGGGGCACCGCTGGCATAGGTCAACTCTCCAACATGGTCCTAGGCCTAGAGAGAAATGGTCAAGACCCTGACCTATACCTCAGGAACGTCACGCTTATACGGGTGCTAAAGAACCGTTTCTCTGGACTAACTGGACCCGCTTGCTACCTGCACTATGACAGGAAGACTGGTCGCCTGACACAGATAGATGACCCTTCCTCCACCTCTACCTCCACCGCCTCTGAAGATGCAGAGGGAGGGGGAGAGGATTTTGAAAAGGTATAAGGTACAGGTGTAAGGAGATGAAAAGATTATTCTTAGACATAGAGACAGATGGCTTCAACGCTACCCGCATCCACTGCGTGGGTACAAAAATGGTGGAGGATAATAAGGATGGTACTAAACTTGAAACCTCTGCCCTCTTCACAGAGGGACAAAGAGATAGCCTTAGAGATTGTATCTCACAAGCGTCAAAAGTTATTGGGCATAATGCTATTCACTTTGATTTTCCTATACTTGACGATCTTTGGGGGATACGCACTGCTCCAGAGCAGATGCTTGACACTATGGTCCTCTCACAATTGGCAAACCCCGTCAGAGAAGGGGGTCATTCCCTGGAGGCATGGGGAAGCAGACTGGACTATGCCAAAATAGATTTTGACCCTGATCTTTTTAAGGCAGGGTACACAGAGGAGATGGGTAAGTACTGTATGCAAGATGTTAATCTTACTCAGAAGGTCTACCGTAGGCTAGTGGAGGACGAGCTTCACAGGTTTAGTGGAAGCTCTATCAAGCTGGAACAGTGGGTAAAGATCCTACTAACTGAGCAGGAGATAAATGGTTTTGCCCTGGATGAGCAGAAAGCAGTGACCCTGGTGGCAGAGTTAACAGATGAACTCACCTCTATCAGGGACCAGATGCAGGAGACTTTCCCTCCCAAGGAGATACACCTGAAGACCAAGATAAAGTACGAGGACTTTAACCCTGGGAGTAGGAAGCAGATAGCCGAGCGCCTGGAGGAGAAAGGGTGGGTACCTCAGAAGAGAACAGACCTAGGCACAGTGGTGGTGGACGAGAGTGTTCTATCAGGGATAGACATGCCAGAGGCCAAGCTAGTGGGCAGGTACATGATGCTCCAGAAAAGAATTGCCCAGATTAATTCCTGGGTAGATGCCCTTGACCCTGTCACAGGGAGGGTACACGGGAAGGTGCTTACCCTTAGGACCATCACAGGTCGTATGGCCCACGCCTCCCCTAACATGGCCCAGGTACCTACTGTGCACTCACCCTACGGGAAGGAGTGTAGAGAACTATGGGTACCAGGCAATCCCCAGAAACAAAAGCTAGTGGGGGTAGATGCATCTTCAATAGAACTCAGGATGCTATGCCACTACATGGACGATCCAGAGTACACAGAGATAGTTGTCTCTGGGGATATTCACACAGCTAACCAAGAGATAGTAGGTCTAACCTCCAGGGACCAGGCCAAGACTTTTATCTATGCTTTTCTCTACGGTGCTGGTTCCACCAAGATAGGAAGTATTGTAGGAGGTTCTGCCAAAGATGGGCAGGAACTAATTGATAAATTTTTAGAGGCTACTCCTGCTCTCAACAGAGAGAGAAGGAGGATCACTCTCCTGGCGGAGAAGGACAAAGTAATCAAAGGACTAGACGGGAGGTACCTCTGGATCAGGTCACCTCACGCTGCCTTGAATACCCTACTCCAGGGGGCCGCTGCCATTGTGATGAAGAGAGCACTCCTGATATTTCACCAAGGCATAGGTGAAAGAGGAGCAAGGTTTGTTGCCAACGTGCACGATGAGTGGCAACTGGAGGTAGACACAGACACCACCTCTCCCCAGATGGTGGGAGAGATGGGAGTAGACAGCATCCGGAAAGGAGGAGAGTACTATAAACTAAGGTGCCCCTTGACAGGGACATATAACATAGGAGATAACTGGGCCGAGACCCACTAGAACAGAAAGGAAGGAGAAGCTAGACAGATGTTGATAACAGGACTACTAGTACTAGGACTTGCACTTAATATTTTTGTAAACAGTGAGGGAGAGTTTATCTCCAAGGCAAAAGAACAAATGGAACAGGGGTATACCTGGGAGTACGTTGGACCCACCACCTGGTCCAAGGAGAAATCTCCCTCCACCTTGCTACAGAATGAAGGCTTTGAACCCTTTGTTCTTTTTGTACTAAAAAAACCAGAGGAAGAGGAGGGACACTAATCATGGGAGAGTATGAATTTAGACAAGATACCCTGGAGAAAGAGCGGGAGATACTAAAAGAAAATGTAAGAGAACTACAAGAGCAGTTACAAAATTCTTACAGAAGAAATGGAGAACTAATCAACCAGGTAGATTCAGTATCCAGGGAGAGAGATACCCTGGTTCACCATCACCTGGCAGAGGAAGGAACTTTAAGAGAAGAAATTAAAAATAAAAAAAGCTTGACAACCTATGTTGAAGATGCTATGAACTATAACATCAAAACATTCCAGACAATTCTGGGAAAACTTAAAGGAGTCTAAACATTATGCCAATTGTACAAGGTACAGCTTACTGGGCAAAACTTGACCCCACTTCTCCAGCACAGAAGTATCAGACCACTTCTAAGGAGGACACTGAGTGGTGTCTTGACCTAGGTCTTGACCCTAAGGCAGTCAAGATGATCAAGGGTATGAACCCTTCGGCATCTGTGAAGGACGGGAAGAAGAAGAACCACCCCAGTGGTGGACCGTTCTTCAAGTTTAAGAAGAACGCATATACCAGAGAAGGTAAGCCTCTCCCTGCTCCTCGCGTGGTGGATGCACAGAAGAATGATATCTCTGGCACTCTTATTGGTAACGGGAGCAAGGTCAATATCCTCTTCCGATCCAAGGAGATGGAGCAAGGACAGTGGGCAGGGAAGAGCGTGTTCTACCTGGACGCTGTGCAAGTTCTTGAGCTTGTGGAGTACACCGGCGGGGGTTCTTCAGAAGATTTCTCCACGGTTGACGGTGGCTACCAGGGAGAGGAAGATTTCTCCAGAGAGACCACAGCAGAGAAAGGTCTTTAGGAGATGACAGAGAGCAAGATCAGCACTCTGCTGGAAGATATCAGCGCACGTTTAGATGAAAGGATAGAGCCAGCGCAGTCTAATCTTGCTCTCTTTTTAGAAGAGTTAGAGGAGGTGATGCAGAACTTCTTTACTGAGGAGTCTAACCGTGATAGCACAGGTAAGCTTAGACTCTCAGCGGTGGGGAGAGAGGACCGAAAGCTTTGGTATGATTACAAGGGGTACTCTAAGGAGAAGTTGACCAGAGATTTGAGGATTAAATTTTGTTTTGGTCACATACTAGAGGCTTTCGTCCTCCTCCTGACCAGAGAAGCTGGACACCTGGTGGAGGACTGTCAGAAAGAAGTGTCTCTTTCAGAGGTGAAGGGTCACATAGACTGTCTGATAGACGGGGAACTGGTGGACGTTAAGTCTGCCTCACCCTACGGGTTTAAGAAATTTGAGGACAAGAGTATTTTAAAAGGTGAAGATCCTTTTGGATATCTCTACCAGCTTAGTTCCTACGGCGCAGCCCTAGAGAAGAAGAAAGGTTACTTCCTCTCCATTGATAAGAGCGGGGGTGGTCTTAACCTCTTGGAGGTACCACTGGACAGGGTTGACCCAGAGGAAAGAATAGGTTATCTAAAGGATACTATGCCTGATACTGAGCCACCTCCCAGGTGTTACCCAGAGATTAGGGAAGCGTCAGGGAATAGAAAACTAGGATTCAATTGTAAATTCTGTGACTTTAAGGCAGAGTGTTGGAAGGATTCTAACAATGGGGCAGGTCTTAGGAGGTACAACTATGCCAGGGGGCCAGAGTTTTTCACCCACGTGGTAAGAGAACCCAGGGTAGAGGAGGACTTCTTTTGATGAGCGCAAGACCTGACCAATCTATTATCCTCTCTTACCAAGAGTGTAAGTTTTGTAGATCTTCTGATGGTTTTGTCTTCTATGACAGCCACGGTTACTGTTATCATTGTAATGAGATCTGGTTTGGAGAAGACTACGATCAAGAACTGGAGGATATGCACAAAATGCACTGGACTTTTAGAGATGACAAGACCAGGGTACCTAACCCTGATAAGTACTTTGGTTTTGTTTACCTGATCACCAACAAGAAGAACCAGAGGAAGTACATCGGGTGTAAGCAGTACTGGCAGATGAGGCACAGGAAAAAGTATAAGCCTTCCAACTGGAGGGTATACACCTCCTCTTCCAAGGAACTTAATCAGGACATAGAGAAGATTGGGAAGCGCCGGTTCAAGTTTGAGATCATACAAGAGTACGAGACCAAGCGAGGTCTTCACTACTACGAGCAGTACTACCAGATGAAGTACCATGTGCTTACTTCTTTTATCAAGAGTACAGGTGAGCCAGCCTACTATAACAAGAACGTAGGAGGGGTCAGGTTCTATGTTCCTCTTGAGAAGTTTGAAGATCCTGAGTACAGAAAGAAACTAAGTGCATCTGTTAAAGCTAGGTGGGGTATACACCTCCTCTTCCAAGGAACTTAATCAGGACATAGAGAAGATTGG